TAGTAATCAATGCGACGAGGACGTACTGAATACTCATCTTTGTGATCAAGATAAATTTCATGTCCATAGGCAGCAGAACTACCTTCGCCATCAGAAAGAATACAAACATTAACTTTCTGAAGATCGTTTTGTTGTCTGAACTGAGGAATAACATAGTTCAGCATAACAATTGCTTCATTTAATGGAGTTCCTGAAAGACCAAGACCGTGAGTAGGGTGATATCCAGCATATCTTGTGTAGTAGAAAGCTTCTCTCCACAAATTCTTACACATACGCTCATAATTACGAGAGTTAGAACGAGAAGAAATAAAGTTAACCAAGTGGAACCACTCACCATTTATGTAAACTGTATTTTTTTGAGCATCATCATAATTGTGATCAATATATCTATCGTGATTGCCGTCTTTAATACGATTAACAATGAACCAATCATTAGTGAATGCATAAACCTCAAAAGGAATTTGTACTTTCTTACAGAAGGCAGTTAGATTAAGAAGTTGCTTAACTGTAGGAAGCAATTCGTTTGCCATAGAACCAGACCAATCAAGAAGAAAAAGTAAACCATGATTCTTACCGTCAGGAAGGACAGTTACTTTTTTGAACAGATCTTCATTGTACTTGTATGTGTGCAACTTAGCAGTATCAAGAACACCAGTTTTAGATTGACCAGCACGAGCATATGCATCAGCAGACTTCTTGCACTCAAACTCTTTTACGAGATAGTTTACTTCTTTTTGTGATTCCTTACGGAATTCATAGTATTGAGCATCAGCATTTTCATAAGATTCTGGTTCAACTGCTTGACTATCAATCCAATCATGAACCTCAGTCCAATCTACAATGTGCTTACTAAGATCCATAGATTCTGGAATCTCAACATAGACAGGGTTTCTACCATTTTGTCGTGAAGAAAGATTCTCAGAAGAACTGTCAAATGCACGTTGGGTTTTGCAAGTTTGTCCTCCTTGGTCTCCGCCTTCTTCTTGCTCCTCCTCCTCTTCCTCATCTTCATAATCATTTTCCATAGAAGGATTAGGACTAGGAGAACTATTAGGCATCATTTCATCAGTTTGATCTTGATCTGATTCTTGATCTGATTCTTCTGTATCTTCACTATCATTCTCACCTTCCTGAGGAGCAATTAATGCTTCTGTAGTTTCTTCAGTTTGATTAGAAAACTCATATACATCTTGAGCAATCTGAAGAACTTCTTCAAATGTTTCAGCAAGATCAGTACGAGCAACAAATACTTTCTCTTCAATAGAGAATGGAATCAATGCACTAGCACCAATCTTGAAATGAAGATTGATACGATCAATCAAACTAAAGGTTTCTATATCTTTTCCTACAATGTCAAAGAAATCTTTGTCATTTAATTCTTTATAACCACCAGCAAAAGACTTACGAAGACCAGGATACTTACGCTTCATCAATTTCTCAATGCGAGCATCCTCAATAACATTTACAAAATCCATAGGACAATCTGCAATATCTCTCCAATCTTCATTAGGAGTAAACAATGCGTGTCCTACTTCGTGACCCACAAGCATGTCGTATACAATTCCAGATGCTTTGTCCCACATCGGAAGAGTCAGGACACGACGATCTACATCAAAAGAAGCAGTAGGAACTTTACGGTGCTCTACAATAAGGTTCTCAGTAGCAAGAAGTCGTGCTAGGTTTCCTTTGATTTCTTGGGTTTGCATGTGTCTCTGTGTCTGATGTATACATCATAACAAAGAAACGGACTAGCCAACCAGTCCGTGTGTCACTTCGTTAACTGTCTCAGTAAGCACCGAGAAATTTTTAGTCTTGTCAACTGTGATTGTTCTGTCAAATTTATCGTCAAGTCCTTGTTTGTGACTGATTACAAAGACTTTTGTACTATCATCAAAATTTCTAAGGATCCACCCTAGATCAGATGTTCCTGATTGGTCAAGAGATCCATCAAAAATTTCATCTAGAATAAGAAGGTTAGTATCCACGCTATTCTTAAGCTTAGCAACACTACGCCAAGTGAGCAGCAGAGCGATATCAATACGAGCTTTCTCTCCTTCACTAAAAGACTCATAGGAAAACACATCACGGTATCTAGATTTTATTTGCTCCTCAAAATTCTCATCAAGGGTAAAATTGACATAGAACTCCATCCTTTGTAAGAAATCGTTAATCAATTTATTCATGGTAGGAAGATAAGTCTTAATAATTCTAGACTTAATACCATTGTCTTTAAGGAGTTGACCAGCTGTTGTTAAAACATCTCGGTCTTGCTTTAGATTAGCATGTTGTTTACTCAAATCTTTTTTACTTGTTACAAGAATTTGCAATTTATCAAACTCTGCTTTTTTGTCAGGATTAGATCCTTCCAGTTCTTTAATTTCATCTTGCAATGTTTCAACTTGCTTACGAATTGTCATCAACTGGAAATTAGTTTGAGAAATTGTAGTGTTAATGGTATTTACTTCTGTGGATAATTCAGTAAATTTTGCAAACCTATTTTCTTCTTCTTTAATAGCAGTTTGAATTTCATCAAACCCAACTTTCATTTCATTATATTTTAATTCACCAGATTCTATTTTTTCATTACGAAGTTCATCTGATAGTTCTTGGGTGCATGTAGGACACACATGATTCTTTTCAAAAAACTCATGTTCTTTTTTACATGTGTTTAATTTATGTGTCACCTTAATCAAAAACGTGTTTAACTTCTGTAGTTTTTCACTAGAAGTTTGATACTCCTGCATTTCTTTATTAAGATTTCCAATTTGATTTGTTAGGAGTGTCACATCTTCAGCACCTTGCAGTTCCGTTTTTTTATATTCAGATATCTTTTCTTGTTTTTTATCAATTTCTTCCTGAGGTCTTTGTTGCAGTGACATCATATGTTGTTTTTGCAACTCAATTTTATCTTTCAGTAAATCAAGTTGGTAATCAATGTCACGAATCTCTTCTAAATTTTCTCTTGACTTATCTTTTAGAAGAACATTCATCGTAGAAAATACTTGGATGTCTAAGATGTCTTCAATAATATCACGACGTTGTGTGGTAGGAAGACGCATGAAGGGAACAAACGTGGATGATCCTAACACCACAATTTGAGTAAAAGATTTGTAGTTCATCTTGAGAACGTTTGCCTCAAAATTCTTTTGTTGTTCTGCTAGACTACTTTCCTGATTCCATAATTTATCATTAGCATAGATCTCAAGTTTGTTAGGTTTAATTCCACGAACAACTTTATATTGTTGTTTACCAATACGAAATTCAATCTCAACAATAGTATCTTTTTCATTGATGCTATTAACTAGCATACTTTTATTAATTTTACGGAAAGGTTTTCCAAACAATGAAAAGGTAAGAGCATCTAAGATAGTACTCTTACCTGATCCGTTTGATCCTACAATTAAATTTGTTCTACCTGCTTCTATATTAATTTCATTAAAAACATTTCCCGTAGAGAGAAAATTTTTCCAACGAATTTTTTCAAAAATAATCATGCTCTCTCAGGTGGTGGTACTATAAAATCGTCAGGTGTAATAATGGAAAATTTCTGCCCTTGAGTTCTACATGCTGCAATGATTATTTCATTATCAGCTTCTACAATTTCAAGATCAGGAGTATCATCAACTTCTTCTAATTGAAAAAGATATCGCATAGCATCATCCTTCTGTTCAAAAAGAGGAATGATGCGATTGCCATTATCGCTAAAGACGGAGTATATTCCCGATGGTTGATTTTGTAAAGTAATAATGTACAACATTCATCAAACTACTTCGCATGATTCTATGTAGAGGGATTGCATTAACTTCTTGAGATCGGTTTTGTCCACCGCAAGTTCAATTTCATCAATGTATTCACTTAGTAAAGTCAACGTATCCTTCACATTCAATTCTACATCATCAACATCGTCTGTGTCAACTAATGTTTCTACAATTTTAACATCATGAACTCCTACGTTGTAAAGACGATCAACCAATGTTTCAAACATTTGGTAGTTTCGTTTTTCATTGACGATGAGTTTAACGAACTTGTCTTTATAATTAGACACATCCTGTTTGTTGTAGTCCGCACTGGTGTCATCATAGAAGATTTTTTCAAAGATGTCATACGGATTTCTGACAAACTTAAGTCTATCACTTTCAGTATCGTAGATATGGAATCCACGAGTGTCCTTATAATCATTCCAGAACATCTGATAAGGGTTGCCAAGATACTGAACATTACCATGCTTTGACTTATGATGGAAGTGTCCAGACCATACTCTTTTAAAATTTTTAAAGTCAGAAACTTTAAATCCACCTTCAAATTTCATGCCAGGTGTAACTTCAAAACCATCACACTCAAGATGACCACACATAATGTCAGCACTACTTTCCGAAATAAATGCTAAAGATGTTTCTTTATTGCCAGAATTAATCCATGGCATCATCAAAAATGTTTTACTACCAAGAGTAATTTCCTTTGGTTCAGCATAGATGTTGATATTATTGTACTTGTCTAGAAGAAGTTCAGGTGAATTAATTCTATTAGTATTTTTATAATACGTACAATGATTACCAAGAATCATATGAACATTATAATCTTTTAACCGTTGAAAGTAATTTTCTTCAATACGATTAAAAGTATTATAGTCCATAGACTTTCTGTTATCAAAAGTGTCACCCAAATCAATGATGGTGGTGATACCTTCTTTTTCAAGAGTCGGAAAAAAGATGTCATCATAGAATTTTTGAAAGTAGTTCCAAAACGCTAGAGAACCTTTACGTCCATCAAGATGTTGATCTGTAATTAAAGCAACCTTCATAACTTACCACTCACAGTTCCATCAAACGGTTTAGACGATCTAGCATTTGCCCAGTTGGTTGCGACACCTTCCATGTGGAATCCTGACATTTTAATGACAGCTTCCCTCGTACCTGCTGTGATGAGCTCCTCACCATTCTCACTATAGCTAACCCACGTTCCAAAGCGTTTTTGTTCAATACGGAATGTTCCATAGGAAGTTTTGTACCATTCATATTCTGCGATTTCTGGATGAACATTCATTTTCCTTAGTTTTATTATAGATTATAATTTCAGTTCCGTCATGAGTAAATACTAACTCATCATCATGTCCCCAACATAACTCCTCATAGAGAGCGTTGAGTTTTTCCATGTCATCATATAAAGCATTTGGGTTAGGCATTAGCGATTCATTTTAATTTCAATATTTTCTTTGATGCTGCCCATGTCAGAATAAGAAGCATTCATACCTGCCATTGTACCATCATAAGTATCGGTGTGCATAACTTCATCATATCCTGACCTTTCAAGGATTTTATTTTTAATTTCCATTTGCTTTTTTTCCTTCTGAATACGACGAAGGAATGCATAGTAAATAATTTGAGTAAAATAAGCAAATGGATTAGAAGACTTTTCTGGATTGAAATTATCAATATACTGTAAACAGTTTTCAATACCATCGCAAATCATGTCCTCACGGAACATGTAATTGACAAAGTTTGGTTTGTATGATAGGTGTGTAGCAATTTTCAGAAAGCACTCCCCAATATAATTCGGAACTCTAGGTCTGCTATTACCTTTTTCTTTTGCCGCGAGGACGCGATTACGATAAAGGGTAATTGCCTCTAAGAATTCTTTGTTGTTGACATAGTATTCTGTCTTTTTCTTCATGAGAGGTTTGTGTGATGGTTTTATTATAAATCAACATACAAAAAGTGTCAAGCTTGACAAATCCTGATAACCTGAGTAGGATAACTCTGTAAGGGTTCAAGAGAAGTTGTAGCTTTTAGCTTCTCTTATACAGATCCTCTAGTTTTGTTTTTGTTTCTTTGATAGAACCTAGGTGTCCCATCTGTCGGGAAAACTTTTGAGGTTCAAAAGAATCTCTAAAAGAATTAAGTTGTGTTATATGTCTTTTAACTGATTCGGTATAGAATTTTTCAATTCTTTTATCTTCAACTTCAGTCATAGTAATGATATGTTGTTTAGGCAAAACAAACATGTGATCAAAAGTAGACTTAATCCATTCAATCAAAGCAAAACCTTGTACCTTTAAATTTTTTCTTTGATTATCCACATAGGTAACTTCCATAGGATTTTCTAGTACAAGACTATCATCATCTGGCATGTAAGAAACTTTTGAAATTATTTCTTCACCAGTAACTAATTTTATAGTTGCTAGGAATTCTTCTTCCATATTAATTTGCTCTAAGGTTTACTTTTATAACCTCATACTTAAAGTTTTCGTCATTATAAATGTTGACTCTTTCATTAAGATGTCTCAAGGTGTAATTCTGACCGCCGATGTCATCAGCGATATCATATAATGTTGCCATGTCCTTGCCCTCTCCTTTTCTGAGAACACGACCAATAGATTGAAGATTACGTATACGTGATTTACTAGGAGATGCGAAAATAATGTTGTGTAATCTTTTAATGTTAATACCTGTAGAAAAAGTTCCGTATGACGCAATGATAATAGCGTTGTCTTCAGTCTCAGTGATTTGACGGACTTCTTCTCGGTCTTCTACATCTGTTCCACCATGAACGAAAAATACTTTTCGTTTGGAATCTACAGTAGTATTTATTAATTCATGCAAAGGTTCCCCATGCTTTTCAATATAGTTAAATAGTACAAGGGTGTTACCATTGATATCATTGACTAAATTTTTAATAAGATTATTTCTTCCGCGATGCTCAACTAGGTATTGCATCTCATCGTGATATGTGTCAAAATGCTGAGGAGCATGTTTACAAAGTAGAATTTTTATTCTAAACTTAGACAGATAACCCGATCTTATCAGTTCATCTGTTTTCGTTACACGTTCGCAATCACCGAACAATCCTTCCAACACCCACTTATGTGTTTTGCTACCATCTAAGGTGCCAGTAAAACCAAACCTATATTTGGCGTTGTGAAGTTTAGTCATGATTCCCGTGAGGGACTTTGACTTAAATAGGTGTGCTTCATCACCGATAACACAGTCAATATCATCAAAGTATCTTTTTGGGAACTTGTAGATTGACTGCCATGTTGAAATAATAATTGGTTTATCCGTATTTTTATCCTTGCCCGAATAAATCTTATGCACATGATCGTCCGCGTTCCACCCGTAATCGTTAAAGTCATTGACCATCTGTTCTACGAGGGATGTAGTAGGAACGATGATGAGCGTTTTCTTGCTGGTAGCAGTGTAGTA